AGTTGTAGAAAGACAACACTATAAATTAAAAGAGTGTATGTTCTATGTTGATCCTGTTACCGGTGATCAAAGAGAAGTTCCGTACAATTGGAAAGAAAGAAAACGTAAAAAGTTTGCGGATGACTTTGGACTATATATAGTTACAAAGACAGTTAAAAAAGTTAAGTGGACGGTTACAGCGGATACAGTTGTTTTGTTTGATGATTGGTCGCCGTATGACACATTTACTTTAGTGCCTTACTTCCCATATTGGAGAAGAGGTAAACCATTTGGTATGGTAAGAAACTTACTTTCACCACAAGAACAACTAAACAAAATTTCATCTCAAGAACTACACATTGTAAATACAACTGCAAACAGTGGTTGGGTAGTTGAGTCAGGATCACTTAGTGGTATGACAGCAGATGACTTAGAAGAACACGGTGCGGAAACTGGGTTAGTACTCGAGTTTAATAGAGGATCTACTCCCCCTAGTAAGATTCCTCCGAACCAGATTCCCACCGGCCTAGATCGTATCAGCCAAAAAGCGGCTGCAAACATAAAAACGATTAGTGGTATTTCAGATGCCATGTTGGGGATGGATAGCCCAGAAGTTTCTGGTATAGCTATTCAAGCAAAACAAAACAGAGGCGTCTTGATGATTCAAGTGCCTTTAGACAATTTAAGAAAGACACGACATTATCTAGCAGAAAAAGTTTTAAATTTAATACAAAGATACTATACAGAAGAGAGGGTTGTACAAATCACTGATGAGAATGACCCAAGAAAACCAAAGACTCCTATCCGAGTAAATCAAATGACACCCGAAGGGAACATTATTAATGATTTAACTTTAGGAGAATATGAAGTCATTATTGGAACTGCACCTTCTAGAGATAACTTTGAGGAAACTCAATTTGCACAAGCAATTGAACTTCGAAAAGTTGGAGTTCCAATACCAGACGATTTAATTATTGAGTACTCACATCTTGCTAAGAAAGCTGAAATTGCAGAAAGAATCAGAGCAATGCAAGGAATGGGTCCACCAAGTGAAGCCGAAGCTGCAATACAACAGTTCCAGGCTGAAGCTGCGATTAAACAAACACAACTTGAGATTGCCAAACTTGAAGCTGAAGTACAAAACTTACAAGCTTCTGCACAATTAAGTATGGCTAAAGCTCAAGGCGAAGCTGCTGAACCACAAGTGAAAGTGGCTGAGCTACAAAGCAAACTTCAAATGAAGAGAGAAGAACTCGACTTACGTGAAAGGTTATCTGGTATGACAAATGATGTAAGAAGAGAACAAAGCGAAACTACTGCAGCGGCAAAAATTGCTACTGCTGCCATGAAACCAAACCAAGGAGGTAAATAGTATGGCTAAGAAAGAAGAAACTAATGACATCGTGATGGAGGCAATGCCGGGCGGTGAACCACTTAAGGAAGAGGATACTAAGTTTGAAGTAGACCTTAACTTTGAAACTGTAGAGGAAGAAGAAACAGAGGAGGAATCTCAAAATGAAGAAGTCACGGAAGAGAATGACACCCCTACAACAGAAGAGGTTGTTGAAGAAGAAACTGACACAGAAGAAGAAACAGAAGAAACTCCAGAGCCAGAAAATTCTAGCGAAGAAGGAGTGGATGAAAACAGCGAAGGAGATGCACAACCAGATCTTCAACCAGTTGAAAACAGCGATCAAGTCGTTGCCGAAGAAGTAGAACAGCCAAAACCACCTATGGTGCCTAAATCTAGGCTCGATGAAGTGCTTGCAAAACAAAAAGCATTGCAAAAACAGCTAGATGAGGTTAACCAAGCAAAAGAAGAGGCTGCAAAAGATGCCCCTGAGTATGATTTTGCTACAAAAGAAGCAGAATATCAGCAATTAGTGCTTGATGGTGAGGCAGATAAGGCTGTAGAACTTCGAAACGAGATAAGAAATGCTGAAAAAGAGCAGTTTATGTTCGAAGTACAAGCAAAAATGGGTCAAACAGTACAACAAAGTCAAGAAATGACTGAATTACAAGCAAAAGCAGCTGAAATAGAAGCTAATTTTTCTGTATTAAACGAAAATAGTGCTGATTTTGATGTTAATTTACAAAATGAAGTTGTAGAGTTGCGAAATGCATTCATTTCACAGGGTTATACCCCTGCAGACTCACTTACAAAGGCGACTGAGTACACATTAGCAGCAAAAAGACCTGATTTGTTGAACCCACAACAAGAACAACCAGCACCAAAAGCGGATGAGAAGGTTGTAGAAAAGAAAAAAGTAGCAAACATTAATAAAAAGTTACAAGCTGCTGATTCTCAACCCCCTGCTATGAAGGGTGAGTCTGCTAAAGGTGACAAAAAGATAGATTTAAATACGTTATCCGACGACGAGTTTGGTGCATTACCAGAGGAAACTTTGAGAAGAATGCGTGGTGACTTTGGTACATAGTTGGTATAACATATAAGAGTTCGTCCGCCAATACGATATTTGGCGCAGATCGTTCTGCATAAAAAACGTTCTCGCCTGTCATGGCGTAAATCTGGCTGGGGTCGTGCCCTAAACACGAAAGCGTTTCCCAACGATAAAGGGTATACGGGTAAATAGTCGGCCCAGAAAAGCGACTGGTTAGTTTAACTTTTAACTTTTTGGAGGACGCCACAATGGCTAACACAAACTTTTCATCACTGACCAGTGAACAGCTTACTATCTGGTCGCGTGATTTTTGGCGTGTTGCTAGGAACATGTCCTTCATTAACCAATTCGCGGGTAGCGGACCTAACGCTATGGTTCAGACAATATCTGAGCTTACCCAATCAGAAAAGGGAGCAAGAGCTGTTTTAACACTTCTTGCCGACATGACTGGTGACGGTATTGTTGGGGACAACACTCTCGAAGGTAATGAAGAGACTTTAAGAGCCTACGACATCGTTGTACAACTTGATCAATTGAGATTTGCTAATAGACTATCTGGTAGATTAGCTGATCAAAAATCAGTTGTAAATTTCCGTGAGCACTCAAGAGACGCTCTTGCGTATGCAATGGCTGATCGTATTGACCAATTAGCGTTTTTAACGCTTTCTGGTATTAACTACACACTAAAAAATAGTGGTGCATTAAGATCTGTTCTAAATTCAGGACAGAACCTTGGTGACCTTACTTTTGGTAGTGATGTAACCGCACCAACTTCTAACAGACATAGAAGATGGGATGCAACTAGTAAACTTGTAGCTGGTGATGTAACTGCTGTTGCAGCTGCAGATACAATTACTTATGAATGTATCGTTGCTCTAAAAGCTTACGCTAAAGATAACTACATCAGAGGCGTTAGAGGAGCAGGCGGAGAAGAGGTATACCACTTGTTTGTATCACCTCAAGTAATGGCTGACCTTAAACTTGATTCAGATTTCTTGGCTAACGTCAGAAATGCTGGAGTAAGAGGACCAAGTTCAAGCTTGTTCTCTGGCTCTTCAAGCTTAATGGTTGACGGAGTAATGGTCCACGAGTTCAGACACGTGTTTAACACTGCTAATGCAACTTCTGGATCATCTTCAAATGCCGGTTCTGCTGGATATAAGTGGGGCGCTAACGCTGACGTTAACGGTTCTGCTTGCTTATTCTGTGGAGCACAAGCCCTTGCTATGGCTGATATCGGACTTCCTGAAATTGTTGAAGATACCTTCGACTATGGGAACCAAAATGGTATCTCTATTGGTAAGATCTTCGGTCTTAAGAAACCTAAGTACAACAGCGACTACAATAGTGGCGTTGAAGACTTCGGTGTCATTAGATTGGATGTTGCATACTAAGTATGTATCCTTGGGTGGTTCAATATCGAACCACCCAACTTTTTTATAGGAGTAAAAATGTTAATAGTTTCAGATGAGGATAAATATATCTCAACAACTTGGGGCGCTGGTATTAGACTACAAGCTGGTGTACCAAAAGAAGTAGGTGAAGACCTTGGTTTGGTTTGTTTACAAGAAGGTTGTAGACGCGTAGAAACCATCAAAGAAAAAAGACCAAGCGAACCTATTAATAAAATAGAGGTTGAAGTCAAGGAAGAAGTAAAACCTACAACTAAAAAAGTAGTCAAGAAAAAGACAACAACTAAGAAAAGTAAATAATGGGAACACTTACGGGCACCAACCTAATTGATAGGGCTAGATTCACTCTACAAGATTCTTCTGGTGTTCGTTGGACCGATGCAGAGTTATTGACTTACATTAATGATGCACAGAGGGAGATTGTAAACTTTAGACCCGAAGCAACTGCTACACATGCAAATGTTTTGTTAGCAGCTGGAACGGAACAAACGTTGCCTTCCGGCGGACTTCGTCTTATTAAAGTAACTCGGAATATGTCAGGCTCTGCAGCTGATGCTACAGGTGCAAAGTCAATACGGATTGTAGAAGAAGATTTACTAAATTCTATTGAACCGGATTGGCATGACCCTACAGTTACAGGTGCATCAGCACATGGTTCTATAGTTAAAAATTATTTATTTGATCCTGATGATCCTAAGAAGTTTTATGTATATCCAGGTGTAAAGTCTGGTTCTAGTGCATATGTAGAATTAATTTATTCTAAGTTACCTACTGATTTATCAGGTGTGTCAAGCACCATTGATATTGAAGATACTTATGGGAATGCTATTTTAAATTTTGTGTTATATAGAGCTTATTTAAAAGATGCAGAGTTTGCAGGTAACCAACAAAGAGCGGGTTCACATTATCAATTATTTATAGGTAGTGTATCTGGTGGTGGAAATGCTGAAGCTATTTTAGATCCAAACCTAGATAGAAAACCCGAAGTAACCGCAGGAGTACCTAGATAATGGCTAATTTTAGTTCTTTAGTAAAAGAGGTACTTCCTTACGTACCTAACTGTCCAGATACATTAGTTGAGTCAACACTAAGATCAGCAACTATAGAATTGTGTGAAAGATCAAGTGCCTACGTATATGATTTAGACCCTATCACTACCATAAGTGGTGTGTATGAATATGAGTTTGATCAACCTACAGGTACCGATGTACACAAAATTCTATGGATGACCTACGATGGTGATGACTTAGATCCAATCAGTCCTAGAAGTTTAGAACTTAATTTTCCTGATTGGAGAAATAAAACTTCACTTCCTCAAGTATTTTTACAAAAAACTCCGGACACCTTTTGGGTTGTACCGGTACCTGGGTCAACTATAACCAATGGTTTACAACTTAGTGTTGCACTTAAACCAAGTAGAACTTCTAATAACATTAGTACTGATTTTTCAAACGATTATAGAGATGGAATTATTTACGGTACTTTGTATCGTTTACTTAGAATCCCAGCTAGAGATTGGACAGACCCAAGAGCTGCTGCAGATTACTTAGGACTCTTTAATCAAGAAGTTTCACAAGCAGAACTCAGAGCCCGTGCGGGTGATCAGGGTGTAAAAAGGCTTGTAAAATATCGCGGTGCAGGATTGACACCACGTAAAAGGTATAAACGATATGGTTCAGAGATCGACTATTGATGGTGTTTCAATTGAACAAATACCTCAGAGTGAGATTAAATATTCTTTTGCAAGAATTGAATCACATCTACAGAAGGTTAGGGATAAGACATACACTGATTGGATAATACCTGACGTTTATTTGTCTCTAAGAGAGGGACAGTCAACTTTATATATGTTTTATAAAGATGACGAATATATAGGGTTTGTTATAACACAGTTCTACACAGACCCTAGCGGAGAAGGAACTCTTTTTGTCTGGGCAAGTTATCAAAAACCAGAGTATAATTATGTAAAGGTAGGGTTTGACTTTTTAGACCAACTTGCAGAATCTTTAAATGCAGTTGCTATAGAATTTGAATCCAGTAGAGATGGGTGGAAAAGAACCGCCCAGAAATTTGATTTTAAATTGGTATCACATACATTTAGAAAAGAGCTTTAATTATGGGCGGAGCAGTAAAAAGAAGAAAAGTTAAGTCAGGTAGATTTTTAGATCAAACCGAAGCTGAAAAAAAGTTAAAAGCAAAACTTGACCCAAAGGTCGAGATGCTAAGACAGAAGCTTACAGATCAGCTAACAGAAAGTATTAGTAAAAGCGAAACCGAACGAACCAAAGAAGCCCAAGGTATTATGGCTGCAGATCGGGAAGCGCGTTTAGCTGACATGATGAATGTGAGTACAGCAAGTAGTATTGCTCTTCCTGCTCAACTTGCATCAAATGCTATTGCAGACGCAACAACCGGTAGGCGTCTAGGTACAGCAGCTGAGGTACAGTCTAGGGCGGATGTCGCTAAGTCTAAATTAGGTGTAGAAACTATTGATGAAAGAGGCGATCTTAAAAGAACACAACAAGAAGCTAGGGTAGACCTAGCTGAAGGTGCGGCAAAAGAGTCCGGAGATATTGCACGACAAGGAGCTCTCTATAGTACGCTAGGTGGGATTACTTCTGGATATCTTTCTAAGTTAAGCAAGGACGCTGGAGAGGGTCAAATAGGATTTACCTACGACACTCCTCAGGGGAATATTATTCAAACTCGAATGCCTAGTGGTGCTGAATTTAGCGCAGGGCGAAACCTATTCCAACAGCCGGGTACTGAATTATCTAGAATCGATTATAGTGGAAGAAACAATCTAAGAAACATGAGTACTCCGGGGTCACAACTAGCATTTACAGTTCCACAACGTTTAGGTTTATATAGTTAATAATGGCTTACGGTTCAAACATGTCAAATTTAGGTAATATTCAAGCAGAGTCAGAATTTGACAAATTTGACAAAATAAAAAATGATCCACAACAAGATCGACAAACGAATCCGTACGAAACTAATGTATCTGATTTTTCTGCAGCTGCAATAGATTTACTTCCAGACGAAGTTGATACTGTGGCTGAAACAGAAGCAGATGCTAGAGCTGCAGCAGAACGGGCAAGACAAAGAGGTGCAAGAGAACGTAGTAGATATGGTATTCAACAAACTGCAGCGGAAAGAGAACAAACAAATAGGTTAGGGCAACTACAAACACAAGCTTCAATAGCAGGTGCAAGAACTCAAGCTATTCGTAGTGATGATGTAATTAATAGAAATATTGGAAATGTGGCTTTGAATTTATTATCTCAAAATTACCAAAGCGCTTTATCTAGTTTATTAGGACTTGGTGATATTGACGTAGCAAGAAAGAATGCTTATGCAAATGCAAAAGCTAGATCTAGAAGT